GATTGAAGGAATCCATTATGTTAATGCTTCCCCAAATCCTTCTAAAAAAGCAATTATTAGAATCCCGTGGACTCAACTAATACAATCATTCTCCAAGAATCGAAAGATGGAAAATCAAGATTATCGAAAAAAAGCTTCTCCTATGTACAAATCAACAAGTGTTGGAAAACTGGAGTGATGGCTCACCGTTTTAAAAAAGTAGATATTACAAAAGTAACAGTTCATAATTATATAGAACTCTTACCAGAATCCTTAGTAAAACAAGTAGATCCATTTTTGCCTCCACATGGTTCTTTTGATAATAAATGCTTACAAAGATATCTAGAAAATATAAAGAACTACGAACAAGAGGATGCTAATTCAAATATGACGTTAGCTAATCGTTTACGTATTGCATTTAAAGATATGACTCCAGATACAATATGTGGAAAATTCCCAAAAGCTGAACTACCTTTAAAAAGAAGGCTCCGTTGTGTAGCTGAATATTTGATACGTTCAGGAGAATTCGATAAAGTAAGAGATGAAGAAGGTAAGCTCGTTAAAAAACGAGGTGTATTAGGCAAAATGGTTGTTCTATATCAACCAATGCCTAAACTTTTAGAATCACTATCACGCCAAGGATTATTAGAAAAATGAATCGTAGAGAAAGATTATTAGCTTCAATCATTGGTCCAGAAATGGATAAAGATAAAGCCAAGATGTTAGATACAACTATTAAATTCATCTTGGGTGATATGTGTGGACAGTATAAAAAATTCTGGAAAGCAGAAGGACCAGGAGTAATGGTCTTCCAACCAGGAGATAAAGAACGTTCTATGTTCTTTCTAACTTTGGAAGAACTTAATGCGGCAAAAGAAGATGCTGAAAGAAATAATAACCATGATTTAGTTGAAAGTTTCAGACGTATTATTGAAGCTGCTCAGAAAATTCAACCAAAAGAAAAAGCAGGTTTTGTAATTGTAGATAAAGAAGGTATGAGATATTTTGAAATAGATTTTCAAACTATGTCAGAATCTAAAACAACTAAAGGTTTTGGTTAATTTTTAATGTATTTTAAAAAATTAGATATAACTTTTGATGCACCTGATTTTCAGGTCGGTAAACTTGCAATGAGATATGGATTAAAAGTCGAAAATAAATTTCATGGTATTTGGTACAACGAAATTGATAAAGAAAAGGAATGTCCCTTGAAAGGAATTATTCCAGAAGAATTTCAAGATGCTTTTGTTATGCAATTGATGCAAGTAAATTCATTTATACCTCCACATACCGATAGTGATACACTTGCAGTTATTAATTTCTATATAGAGACAGATGAATGTATTACTCAATTCTATGAAATTAAAGATAATGCAAAACCATTTCAATTAGATAATCAAACTAATGGACATCTATATAATTTGGATGATCTTATATTAGGTCCTTCTTTCCATTCACAACCAGGAGAAGTATATGTCTTGGATGTCAGTAAAGTACATAGTGTTATACCTATTGATGATAGGAAAGTAAAACGTAAAGCATTATGTTTAGCTTCACCTCATTTAAATTTTGATCAAGTACAAGAATTATTATTTGATTAATGGCTATACATGACATTAGAAAACGTCGTGAAGACTTAGAGTTAATTACTAACTATGATCTCGTAGCATCTGCACATGCTTTATTAGAAGGAATTGATTTAGATGTAGCTAGTTCTAAGACAGCAAATAAATATGTTGAAGCAGAAAATTTCTTTACACCATCTGATGATTCTTTAAATTGTCAACAATGGTTTGGTAGTGCATACTTATTTCCTCCAAGAGGTGCATACTTTTGGGATAAGAAAAATGATAAATGGAAAATGACACGAGCTTCTTCTCCTACTCTGACTTCTTCACATGCTGTTTGGTTTAGAAAATTATATAATTCATGGTTATCTGGTGATATAAAACAAGGTTTATACTTTACTAATTGTCCAGATATGATCAGATACGAACAAAAGATATTTGATTTTCCTATTTGTATCTTAAAAACAGCTCCATTATTACTTAAAAATACTAGTACTGGAGTTAGTAAACATAAGACTTGTACATCCTTTTTAGTGTATCTACCACCTGTTGATAATCCCACCGAAATGACCGAAAGATTTATTGAAATTTATTCAGAAAAAGGTCGCATACTCTGTTAGTTTTCCTATAGTGATAGAACGCGCAAAATTTAGTATGACTCTTCTTTCCGATTGGGAAATCAAAGCTTTGTCTTTAGATGGAAAACTTATTTCTCCCTTTGTAGATCATGTTGTTAGAGAAGAAAATGGAAGGAAATTATTGAGTTATGGACTGGGTTCTTATGGATATGATATTCGTTTATCTTCCAAACAATGTTTAATCTTTGGTGGTACTCAAGCAGGTGTATGTGATCCAAAAAGTTTTGATGAAAAAATATTAAAAGAAGCAGAATTAAATGAAGATGAAAAAGGTAAGTATTTCTTATTACCTCCTTATGGATATGCTTTATGTGTTGCTCATGAACGTTTGAGTTTACCTGAAGATATTACTGTTATTCCTGCTGGAAAATCAAGTTATGCACGTACAGGAATTCATTGTAATATCACTCCTGCAGAAGGTGGATGGGAAGGATATTTAACTTTGCAAATTAATAATGCAACAGGATTATTTAACCGTGTATATGCAAATGAAGGGATTATTCAATTGTTATTTTTCCGCGGTAAATCTTGTATGGTTAGTTACAAAGATCGTAAAGGTAAATATCATAATCAACCTAAAGAAGTTGTTTATGCAAAAGTCTAAATAAAAGGTTTTCCAAAATGAGGTTTGGGTTTATGAGCATACTCAGTAGCTCCTGCTCCTGGATCTCCATAGTTTCTTCCTCTTAAACTTGGTATTTCCACACCACCCACATTTCCTTTTCCTACAGGAGTTTTACCACGTATAGTTGGTTCTGCTATTCCTTGACTTTGCTTATACTTACCTGCACTTTTTGCAGCTCTCATAAATTTCTTGACTCGATCTTGCTTGTCATTAACATCTAGATCTTCTCTAAAGTTTGTATCTACACGTCTTAAATCTGTATCGTATAATCTTTCAGGATTTAAATCAGATACTTCACTACCAGAAGTACCTGAATCCTTTTGAGGATCGTAAGTTGGATCATAGAATCTTGCCATGATAATATTGTAAAAGCAATACATCAAGACTTATATAAAGCCATGGCTGGATTTCTAGGTAAGTATCTAAAAAGTGAATTAGACTGTTCTTATATAGACATTGAAGATTTTGGTGCGGAACTTAGTAATGAAAATAACGACGTTCCACTATATGATCAGTACAACCGTGGATTAACTGCATGCGAGACAGGGATGGAAAGAAAGAACCTAACATTGGAAGGTCAGAAGAGGGACAAGAGCCAAAGGGCAGGGCTGACTGGATACATTCCGTCGATGGAGCAAGCGGGCCAATATCCAGGTTCATCTCCGAAATCTCCGAAAATGATGATAGCTCTAGGAGTGCCAAGCGAACAGATGAAGCTAGAATCAATGCAAAGACGTGGCTTGAGCCAATAGACGAGACTTCTCCAAAAATGCGTATGGCTGGTCCTGAAGTCGAAAAAAAGGAAGTTGAACCAGCTAAGATTTCAGTCGTTGCCTGGGATAGAATTACCCAACTTCTAGATAATAAAAAAGATAATAAAAAAGATAAAGATAATTTAGGGCATTTCTTTGATGTTGTAGATCGTCCCATGCACTATGCAGCTGGGAATATAGAATGCATTGATGCAATTGAAGCTCAGTTATCTCCTGAAGAATTCCGTGGTTATTTAAAAGGAAATATTATTAAATATCTCTGGCGAGAAAAACATAAAGGGGGAGTCGAATCTTTAAAAAAAGCGCAATGGTATTTAAATAAATTAATTAATCCAAACTAGACAGGTTCAAAAGGATCTTCTTCTTCATGATCATTCATCTGTTGAACATCTTCTGCTAATCTTTGAAGTTCTAAATCAGTAGGTATATCGAAATCTATTTCTATATTTTCTTCTGCAATTAATGCTTTTACAGCATGCCATTCCATTAAACGTTGGTAATAAAGATTTAATAAAGCTGAATATAATTGTTCCCAAGTCATCTCTTTAGCACCAATCTCAGCTTTCCGCATTGAGAATTGTAACTCCAAGGGGAGAACAAATTCTCCTTGTTTTGCGGGATGTGCCATTTCGTCGCTCATTGATTCATTCATTCTAAATCAGACCTTTGCTTGATCTAGTACATTAGAGAAATCATAATCAGGATAGCCTTCTAAGTTATTAATATCAATACGAAAACCATTAGCAAATTCACTAAGTATATAAGGATTAATACTTTCTTCCAATTTTGTGATAGCTCTTATTTGTCCAGGTGTTCCTGTGAAAGTTC